TGTTAAATGCGCTGCCGTTCCATTCAGCCCCACTCGACCCAGGCGTGCCGATGCGCCACTTGTAGGCGCTGTCGTGATAACCCATCCAGAAGCCAGTGCCGCTGGAGTAGCTCGTTGCGCCGCCTTTGATGAAGCCGTCTGCAGCTAGGGTAAAATTACCCCCTGTTATAGTGCCTAAATTAGCACTAATGGAAGCCAAGTTTTGAGCGTTTATCTTTTCAGCAGTTACTGAGTTAGCAACTAAATAAGAGCCATCTCTAGTAAAAGCCCACTCTTCGCCGTCCCAGCCCCATAAACCTCGCTGGCCCGTAGATTCGTCTACGTCTAGCCACACCCCTGTTTCACCATTAACTGCCTCTGGGTTTTCAGGAAGTTCTGTTACTTTTAAAATGCCACCTGTTGCCAGAGGTATAGTACTAACGGAGCTAGATATATTAAGACCGGTAGTTCCAAACGTGTCGTAAAAGGCAACCTTAAAATAATGAGGAATGCCTGGTTGTAGGCCTGTTTTCATAAAGGCATTGTCTTTGCCTTTATAAACTTGAAGATTAATCTCGCTGGGGGTATACCCCATCCAAACTATCATGCCTTCTAAGTCTGGATCCTTAGGGCGCTCAGCCGAAATACTAATTTGACCTGGGCCTGCTTCTAGGCTAACCCCTTCTGGAACTCCAGGGGCTGGATTATTGGCTATTAATTCTGCCCAATTGGCAGATTCGCCACGCCAAGAATGTGCCTTTACTTTAAAAGTAAGGTTACGATGAGGCCCGTTATCAGATACGTTCTGATTATATGTATATGTATAGCTATTAGTTAATACAGGAATCTCGCGTAAAAGTGTAGTACCCGTATAAACTTGTACAGTATACTTAACTGCCCAATCAAGTCTGTCCCAAGTAATAGGACAGTCTGGGCCTAAAAAGTCGGGGTCTAGCCTAAGATTTTGTATATCCGGTTCTACTGCAGATTGCTCCACCTCATACGTAATGGTAGATACTGGCCCACGTAGTCCAATAGCATTTTCAGCTACTACGGAAATCTCGTAGGTACCAGCGGGTACATTGTCTATGTCATAAGAAGGATCATTAGCTATATCAGTAACGTCATTATCGTCGCCGCGACGCCAAGTAACAATGTATCTAGCAGCCCCCTCTTTTGGAGGAGTCCAGCTCACAAATATTCTAGTAGTGTACTCTAAATCATTAAGTTTCTTTATGTCTGTAACAGCTTGAAGATTAGTTACCTGACTTGGACGAATATTAATCTGGCTAACAGGTCTCGGTTCTAGCTTTAAGTTCTGCTCAATAGCAGCGTATTTACCGGGTACGTGCTCAATGGCTGAAATTTCTACAATACCAGGGTCGGATTCTAATACGCTGATAACACGCCATAGCTCTGGAACTAGAGTTTGAGTTTGTAGTATCCAAACCGCATTGGCTTGAGGTACTTGAGCCAATGCGGAGTCTAGTGTAATTGTACTGGTTTCTGAATCTGTTGTGCCTATCCAAGAAACAGATTTTTCTTCAATAACCCCAGCAGGGAGCATTATAGCTACAGTATAAGATTTGCCGGGTTCTAGGGTAACCGGAGCATCTAGTGTAAGTGAAGTAGTGGTTGCACTAAGTATTCTACCACCAAATCTCTCACCGGCTCTGGCGGGATCTGTTGTTTGGATAATTTCGCCAGGCATTACGCCACAGCCTTCTAGTCCAGTTTTGAAAGTAACGGTATCAGTTTCTTCGCGCTCAGTTAAAAGTATCCAGCGTCCTAGCCTATTAGCCTGTGACCTACTGGTACAGCCCATAGCTGTTACTTCTATTTCGCGAATACCTAGGCGTAAAATACTCTCCCTATCCTCTACATACTCGACAGTTTGTTTGTACAAGTTTTCGGGGTCATTCCAAGAAACTAGTGCTACGGTATGGCGCGCCTGTTTGGCGGAGCCTGCATACTGAAATACACCGCCTTCAATATTACTAGGGGTAAATAATTTAACCGGATTACTCGGCCTATCTTGAGAGCAGAAAATTGTATTGCTATGCCAGTAGACAATACCTCTAAAAATAGAAGCCAAATTCATTAAAACTTTTAAGGCCTCCTCTCTAGTATTTAATAATAGATTGCAAGTAAATCTGGGTTCTTGTCCGCCGCGTCCGTTAGACACCAGTTCGTCACAATATTGAGCAATTCCATATAAAGTCCATTTATCAATACTCTGAACATTGATATAGTCTCCCAGCCCATACCTTTCATTAGTTGCCAAGTCATACCAGCACCAGGCTGGGTTATCTGTCCAAGCTACCTTAAAAGTACCATTCCATAGGCCAGAATACTGCCTAGTTATAGGGTTGTAGTTACTAGGAACCCGTACTTTTAGAAGCTTCATTCTATACGCCCTACTAGGGACTCTATTAAATAAAGCGGAGTCAACCTTTAAACCCATTAAAGCGGTGTTAGGGTAGTTAAGTGGCTGTTTTACTATCTTTGTTAAAGTAGCCCAGTATAGCTGGTTCTGAATATTAGAAGTTGTAGCGTCCTCTGTTAACCTACGAACTCTAATATCCCAAGGACCTCCTGAGGGTAAGTCTATTTCATAACTACGCTGATATGGTGAATTTGTCTTTCCACTAATAGTGGGTTGCATGACCTGCACGAATCCTCCACCATTATTTTGAATATCGATTGCAAAGGTAACTGTTCCACCATTAATATCACCATTTTCCGTGTTCTGCACTGTTAATCTAGGTACGGTAACCGTAATTCTACAAGCATTTATATATAGTTCAGGAATAGCTCTAATAACTGGGCCACCTCCTGTATTACCATACTTTACCTCTTGATTAACATCTATTTCTGTGGCTACTGATCCTCCGGTAGGGATAACAGGCTGGTCTTGTACGCCGGGTACAAACGCCCAGGAGAAAGCATTAATGTCAAAATTAGGGGTGCCTTGCTCATTTCTAAGTGGAACGCCATCAAAATAAATACTGCGCTCGGCGTACTCTGGCGAGATTTCACTACCTACTAGTCCGCCTACTTCCCCTTCACAAATAACATCCACTAAACGGGCGTATTGACGAGATCTTAAGGTATTCTTAGCTTCAACAGCCGCCCTGGCACTGCCGCCCCCTTTACCACCTCCACCACTTCCTATAATTAAGTTATTTTCACTCATTTAAGTATACCTTATTAGTCGGTTTTGGTTGCAGCGAATCGGCCAACCACGCTAAAAATACCGGATTTACGCGTAGTATTAGTAGATGTTCCGCCAATGGGTTCTTCTACTGAAATTAGCTCTGCACTTATAACGTGGGATCCCACAAGCAACTCCCCGTATCCTACAGGTACTGCATAACCAGCTCCCATAGTGTTTACTGGCCCGTCAAACATATAACTTGGTGTTTGCTCTGGGGGCTTCATACCCTCCATTTTAGGGGGTGACGGTGCCAATAGTTCGGCTACTCCGCCAAGAGTTAGAGACATACCCATGTAAAATGACATGGTGGCTGCAAAAGCTGTTAAACTTTCAAACATAGCTGCACCACCTACAGGCCCGCCCAGCATAAATGCTACAGCAACTAGAGCAACCCCTATAATAATTCTACCCACAGCACTAGCCCCGGCTACTACTGGGATGATTTTAATAATTTCCTTGTTGGATACTGGGTTAACTAGACTGTCTGCGTCTATAGATTCTTTATTAATGCGAACAACGTATCCAGGCTCTGAGTGCTTTTCTAAATGCTCTCTAAACCCGGATACCATAATACATAGAGCCCTTATAGCTTCGGCAACACTGCGTACCTCTAACTCAAATTCTTTTCCAAACTTTTTTGCTAGCTCACCGTAGAGCTTTATAGTTTTCATTTTAATAGCTCCTTGTGCCTAACTATAGCTACTGTGGACTTCTGCCAATAGCCTCCGTACACGTCAATACCACTCAAGCGATTAGTTAAGTGTTGCAGCATTCTAGTATTACCCAGATAAATGCCTGCATGGTTTGGTACCTGAGATCTGCACTGCATAATTACAACGTCATGGGCTTCTAGAGTCTCCAAAGGTACTTGAACGAACCCTGCTTTCTCAAAATTATCCATATATAGGTTTTGACCCTTCATCCACCATGCCTCGTCTCTGGAAAAGTCTGGTATCTCTATATTTAATTCCAGCCTATAGTAATCTTTAATAATAGAATAGCAATCAAAAACTCCGTGTACAAATTCTCTGCCCTCTAAAGGGGCTACGTAGCCTGTTGGTTGTATTACTTTATATGAGCCTATAGGCTGATTAACTATTAGCCAGGGTATACCAGAACGCTCACATCCTACTAAGTCTGCTTGGCTTGGTTCAGGTGGGATACCGTAATGAGAATGAACAATACCGCATACAGGCCCTAAGTCCTCACATTCTGCATAGTCTTCCGGCCTTATAATGAACTGATCGCCGGATTCTGAAATGTTTGTACAGCGCTGGTATACTAACCTAGACTCCAGCTCTACAATGACGCCACACGATTCTCTTGGAATCTCGTCTTTTGCATGATCTAGGGCTGCTTTAATTATATGCTGTGGAAACATTAGTACCTCACTAAAGCTACGCCTGGAAAGCCCCCAAAAGGTAGGCCTGCATTACCAGAACTTGGAAACCTTAGCTTACAGCTATCGATTCGCTTACCGCACTGGTCTTTGTCTAGTATATTAGTAGGCTCATCATTTTCATCTGCTACAGGGCCACCAGCGTATCCGCACTCAGCACTACGGTACTTCCAATTACATACATTAGCTGCTACAACTCGTTTTGGTAGCTTAATACCCTGCACGTCTAGTAAAGCTGCTAGCTCAAATTCTATTAGATACTTTGTTTCTGAAGTTTTTCTATTGATAAAGAAAATATCTCTATCAAATTCAGCAGTGGGATCTGCTAGAGGATTAATACCTCCGGGAAAGTTTACAGGGTCTAGAAACTTAGCAAAAGTTCTAATTCTTGTAACCTTAGATCCTATTAGGTCGTCCATTTCGCGTACTACTGCTGATAATAATCCTGTTACATTTGCAACCCGTACAGTAGGCCTTGGTATAGTACCAGAGCTACGCCACTCAAATCCTGTAGCTTCGATAGGAAAGGGGGCATATTCGTTACCATTCCAGACTACGTACCCATTTAACTGATTTGTACCTGCGTGAAATCGTAAAATTGAGCCACCTACGTGGTTTCTGGTATCTAACTCGAATAGCTCTATAATAGCACTAGGTGCTAATTTTTGTATTTCTTCAGCAATTTTGGGAGTCATTTTTTCCTATTCACTTTTTAGAGTTTTCCATGCTATGATAGCACATAGCATGGAAAATTTCAACCAAATTTAATCAAATACCTGCTTAAACGTAGCACTAATAGTTTTGGAAATATGAGAAGTATCTGTTTCCGACCACTCCATACACACTACTCTGTAAGAAGTGTTCGTGCCTGGAGGCGTCCAAGAAAAGGATTCACTACCGTTTTGGGACTCTAGGAAGCTAATTATTTGATTAGCTGTATCAATTCCCCTATTTTCAAACGTCAGCTTCCACTCTCGCAAAATGTTATTTATACCATCAGGTACTCTCTGCGAGTACCCATCTCCAAAACTAATCTCTCTAGTTCTCGTTTTTGTAGACTTAGAAATATTCTTTGAAGGGACAAAAGTAAATGTGCCTGCCATATTACCTCACTAAAATTCCGCCGGGCCTCATTTGATCCATCATTTCCTTGTGTACTATGCCTTTAATTTGAACGGCTAAGTTCTTACCAAACTCGGCCCCGCCTTTAACGTCAGTGTCACTACTGCCATCACTATTTACTGTAACAGAAATATTGGTATCTCCCATTACCACTTGGCTACCTGTACTGCCCTTAAGCGTAACAGGTATTGTGCGGTTGTCGGGAAGAGGGACATAAGCCTCGTTCTGACGGCCTTCACCGTACAATGCTAGTTGTGGGCTTGTAGCTATCCCTCCCCGAGCGTACTTTTCTAGCTTAAGGGGGCCGTAGTCCGTCATAACGCCACCCTTAGCAAAGGGGATACCATAAGTGCCAGAGCCTAGCCCGGCTGGTACAGAGCTTATGGAAGGTGCTGCAGAGGCAAAAGATGCTGCGCCTGCTGCTGGCGCAAAGGCCCCGGCTACCATACCTATTCCTTGACCAATAAGGTTAACTAAAGCGGACTTTAAATATTGTGCAGCTAAGTCCGCAATTACTTGACTAAACATAGACCTAACAGCATTGGCCATATTCTTGGCGGAGAACTCACCTTTTATGAACATCTCAGTAATTTTGCTAGATACATCTTCAACGGCCGATAGCATATTAGTGGCAAAAGTATCCCCTAAGCTTCCGACTTGTTTGTCTGCTTCTTCGATACGGTACCTTAGGTTCTCTGCAAAGTTACTAGCATACTCTTTGGAGAATAAGCCTTCGCCAGTACGTTCTGCTTGGGCCATACCCAACAACATAATGTTGCGCTTAGCTTCAGCTTCCTGTTTTGCGCTTTGAGCCAGCGCTCCGGCTATTTTTAATCTTTCAGTATCTATTTGAAGTTGCAGATTAGTCTCTGCGGTAATATTCCCTTGGGCTCTAGCCACATTTTGAAGCTCCTCATATTGCTTAATTTTTTGAGCGCTTAATTTAGTTTCCACCGCTACTAAGTCGTTCTGTAAGGTCAATATGGTTTGAGCTGTTGAAGCTTGATCTTTATAAGAGCTGTTGATATCTGAGACTAAAGCCTGCTGCAGGGATATACCCGCGTTAACTTTTTCAGTTATTAAGGAGGACTGAAGCTCCGAGGCTTGAATCTCTAAGTTGGCAAGTGATAGCCGTTCTACTAGCTTTAATCGAGCTTCTGCGGCCCTATTAATCTGCAGCTCTTGCTCTTTTAGCAACTCCCCGGCCTTCCAGTCTACTGGTTTGAATTCTCTTAACCGTTGAAGCTCCTTTTCCACCGTCTGACGTTCCTGCAATAAAGTATTTATTTCTTTACTAGTCTGGGCAGAAGTTATTTCTGCTTGATTCATGTTAGCTAATACAGGACTAATAGAACCATACAGCTGCTGCGTTTCTGTTAGAAGCTTGACTCTTTCATCGAGAGTTTTATTTTGAGCGTCTAAGCCCATTTTTGCTTCCGAGGCCGCAGCTTTGTCTAGTCGTACTACTTTTTCTAGGGTAGATAGCCTCTTAGCCTGCGCGGCATCAAGCTTACCTTGCACAGCTAAATTAGCTAACTGTAGTTGTGTTAAAGCATCGTATGCGGCCAATAACTCTTTTATTTTTGCAGGGTCCGCCTCATCTCTAACTTTACTAGCTAAAGTTTGGAGCCCTGATACACCTCGGAGCTCTTCTGCAGAAACACCACTAATACCTGAAACTTCCAGACTTCTGGATACCATACTAGCTCTACTACTTAGTAGTTGAGCTATCTGACTTTGTTGGGTTCTTAAAGCCTCTGATTCTTTTGAAGCTATTGCTTCTTCGCGCTGAATACGTGCAGCTTCCGAAGCCCTAGTTTGTCCGCCGACTAGCCCTTCACCAACGTTTATTAAACGTAACTGGCGGTTTAACTTAGCAATAGCTGCCTCACTATTTATAGCTGCCAAGGCCATTTCTTTAGTAGAACCCGTAAGGTCGATAGTAAATGCAGTTAAAGACTTATATACATTATTCTGCTCTAATACTGCTTTCCTGGCAATAGTACCCCATTTACTAATTTCTTCCGGCTTTAGATCTCCAGCCTTTTCAAGGGCTGCAATAGCAAGCTCAACGTTTTCTAGACCTTCGCGTGCTTCTTGTAAATTTTTTGGAATCGGTAAATTAGTAAAAGAAGATAGCTCTGTCGTAAAACTCTTTAAAAATTCTACTGCAGCGTCTGAATCCGCTAAAGTTCCTAAATACCCTTGTATAACTGCCGATTGTGCTTTCGTTAATTCTGTTTGTGGAATTAATTTATTTACGTAATCTTTAGTTACTGTACTAAGTGTTTTTACAGAGTCTTTTACTTGGGAGATATTTGCAGCTACGCTGGCGGACTCCTTTCCTAGCTGCTCTAACTCGTATTCTAGCTTACGTAGCTCTTTACGACCCTCTGGAGTTTTTAAGGCATTTTCAACAAGCTCTTCTAGGGGCATACTAAGGGCCCTGCGTTGAGCTGTGGACCCTCCTTGTTCAAACATTAATCGGGCCAATGGTTGACGAACTTGATTAGAGTCTAATTTACCCTGCGAGACTAAAGTTTCTAGTGTTTTGCCGAACCCCTTAGAAAACTTCTCCCCTACACTATCAATTAGAGGTAAAAGCTCCTTAAACCACTCTAAAACTTTGTCCCCTCCAGTGGCTTTATTAACAAAATTATCATACTCCAAAGATAGCTCTCTAATGGCCGAAGTAGTTTCCGAAATTAGCTTTAAGTTACCCAGCTTGAAGTCTAGTACTTCATTGAAGTTAGCGGCAGTACGTAGTTTTTCTCCACTAGTAGCAAGGGATTTAACATTGGTGTCTACGCCTTCAAAAGCTTTACCCACCTTTTCACTAGCATCTGTGAATACATTAAAGGCTCTGCCTAGGCTATATATTGTGCCCCCTAACATTGCCAGAGTGGCAGTTACTGCAGCTGCAGGCCCCATAAACGCTAACAGGCCTGTGGCTCCTGCCTTAAGCGCTCCGCCTACAGCTCGTGCAGAACCTGCAATACCTATGCCGACGCCACGTAAAGCCCCTCCACCCATTTGCTTATTTTGGTCCCTTAATTCTTTGGTAACTAATTGCTCCCGTTTATAAGCATCTATAATGGCACGAACGTACTGGTGCTTCATCTGTAGCTGTGTAACATGCAACGCGTTTTGTTCTCGCATTAAGCTAACTGTTGCTATATTTTCTTGAATCCTAGCCTTTGCAGCTAGCTCCTCTACATTTGCTAGCTTAGTTAATCCACCTTCTAGTGCTTGGACCATTCGGAGCTCGGCGCCTAGAGAGGCGAGTAAAGCAGACTTTTCCCCTCTGGTCTTCTCACTAGTGCGCGGGTCTGCAATTATTCTTTGAGCATTTTTCTGTGCTTTAATTATTGCCGCTTCATACTGCTTGCGTAAATCTTCTGTGTCGATAGACAGCTTTACGGGGCCCTTCCCTGAGCTCGTTTCGATATCTAAAGCTAAAGAATCTTTTAGTCTTTTGCCTAAATCAGCGGCTTGTTTTACAAGCTTAGTCTGGTCTGCAGAACTAATAAACTTGAAGGCAGTTGTTTGCTCGAAAGCTTTCCCAATATCCTTATTAGCCTGTTTCATTCTAGCAGCCGCCGCTTCAGCAGCCGCTGCGGCAGCTTCAAATCTTTGCTCCGCCTTTGGCAGTAAGTCCGGCATAGCCATTTTTGCTAATTTAGCAATTAAGAGACCTACAGCAGCTATTAGGGCGGTAGGGCTTTGAGCTAGTATATTTACTATTGGGCCTAATACTTGATTAAGTAGACCTAACCCATCTTGCTGCAATTCTTTAATAGAAGCTAATAGCTTGGTATAGGGGTTAGCAGATATTTGTGCTGCGTCAGCAAACTTACGGTTACCTTGCTCAATAACAGCATTCGCAAAGGCCTGCTGTTTCTCGAATATGGTTAAACTTAGTGCACTTTTATTTAGTGAACGAGCATACTCTTGCACTGCGTCGTCTACTCTAACCATAATGCCTAGTTCGTCTAGTAATTCGGGCTCTAGTTTAATTGCACCTTTAAATACTCTTTGCATAGAGTCATTTAGGTCACGACCTAATGCTTTGGATGCACCAGTTGCAGCTAATGTAAGATCCTGCATTTGCTTACTAGTAAGACCGGCACTAGCACCCATAGCCGAAAATTGTAGGGCGGATTCAGTATCTATAGCTTGGCCCGTAATATTTTTTAGCTCGTTTGCTACATTGCGTAGGCTAACGCCATATCTAGCGGATAAAGCATCCGCCGATTTCAGCATATTAGAAATATCAGCTGCTCGCTGTAAAGCTCCAAAAGCCGCCGTTACAGCGTAAATATTAGCCGCAAAGGTAGCGTAAACGTGTACTAAACCACCTAAGCCCTGCGCTTGTCTAGCGAAATCTCGCTCGGACCCCCTTCCTCCAGCGCCTGTAGCACCTCTGCCGAGACCACCACCTGCTCCCCCAGAAACGCCAAGAGCCGCATCTGCGGCTCTTGATCCAGTTCTGGTAGCAGATTTTTGAGCCTTGTTTAACTCTTTATTAAACTCTTTGGCCTGAGCAGTTTGCTCTTTTAGGTTGGAATTAACATCAACCCTTACTATTTTGTCTGCTGCCATCTTTTCTCTTCCTATTAATTTCTTCTCGCTCTATGGAGTCTATTATAATAAGTAGTTTCATAATCTCCTGTTTGGGACTGGTCCCTAGTAACTTCATTATACTGGGGGCCTGCTCTAGAAACTTACCATAATAAACACCATTAAAGGAATCGAAGTTTGCAGGTAGTATACTATATACATGATAAGCTTGCTCTACCTCTACAGGCATATCTTGGAGTTCGATGGGCATTTCAGACTCAATAGGCTCGCTACCTAGCTCTTCGCAAAGGTCTAGGTAGCGTTCCTTGGTCATACCTAATTCTCTATTTTGTATATAGTTTTGTAGCTGTTCACTTAAGCTGGTGAACTGTACTTCGTAAAATTTGCTAAGTCACCAGTTACTTCTGTAATAAACCCGTCTACTTCGCTAGAATTCTTAAGTAACACTAATGCGTTTTCTTCATTGTACTCTAGCTCAGCCTCTAGATCTTGTACACCACTTAGGTCTACTAACATTAGTTCTTGTAAGAACTTAAATTTTAGACCAGTCCAGCCCTTAACAACCGCACTGACATAACTCTTTAAGAATAGTTCCTCATCTAGTTCGTCAATAGGTTGGCGCGAACGCTTATCAAACTTGGTAACAGTACAACGTTTACGAATTTTAATAATCTCTTCTCTGGACAAAAAAGCAACTTGTAGCTTAAAGCCCTCGTACCCTGGGTAGTCGATTTCAACGACTTTTTGAGGAGTTAGCAGAGATTGTAAAGAAATAGACATTTTTTAATTCACCTTTTAGTATGGTTGGGGGCTGTTAAGCCCCCGGTTTAGGTTAAGCAACCATTACAGGGTTATACGTAATAGTTAAGTTATTATTAGCTTCAATATCAAAGGCGCCTGAACTAGAGGCTTGAGCATTGAAGTTAATAGTAGTTGAGATAATATCAGCTACTTCTACTGATGGGATTTGTAACATAGTAAAGGGCATATCAAATTTAACATTTGGATACCCTGCTGTTGTTCCACCCACATTAATAGCTAAGCGGTATTTTGGCTCAGGATCGCTCTCGGACGAAGTTAATACATCCTGCAATAGTTGAGCGGACTCATTGGTACCAGTCTTTAAATACGCAGTAATATTACCACTAATAGATCTAGATCCCGTGTAATAACCAATTGGCCTATCTACATACCCAAGAATATCGGGCGTAACATACTCAATATTATTTGTATAGGTTAATGAGCCACCAGTAATGGGAATTGTATAGGTAGTACCATTACTAAATCCGCTAGCTAGTTCGATGGAGCTTAACTTATTTGTAATAAAGGTCTTATCGTAATTAGCAGTGCTTGGGGTAAGCGGAAATGCCGTAGCCGTTGTAGGAGTAACTGGACCAGTAGTCACACGCTTAAGTCTTGTACCCATACCAGACCAAGTTACAGAAGCAATGCCAGTTAAATCGAAATTAATTTCTGCTTGGTTAATAGCACAGCTTTCAATAACATAAATAGCTGTATCTACTACAAAAACTAATCCGAAAGTTGCTAATTGGTGCACATCTGAGCCAGTAGTATTAATACTAGCTGAAGATGTGCCGGCAGTAAAGTTGGTAAGAGAGCTTGACATTAAGGCAGACCATAGTCGACCCTCTGGAGCGTTTGCTGTAGTACCAGCATCATATGGTCGTAAATAAGTAGAAAAACTCCAGTCTACTGGATTTAAGCTATCATTGAAGGTACGCTGCCCACGCTTTGGTGTAGGTCCAGCTTCCATCATTTCTACAGTTGTAGCATTGGTAGTTTGCGAGAAACTCCAATCATTAAGAATCAAAATTTCATTAGTATTAGCGGCTGTAAAAACCGGGCTAGCTACACTAACATCATTTGTTGTAATAAATACTTTTGCTTTACGGCTTAAGTTAACTGCCATAAGTGTCTCCTCAATTTCTTTCTATTGGATACCTTACCTGTAGTAAGATTTCACCAATTCCATAGGGATCTAGTAACCCCTCATCTGTTGTTATACTAGTAATTAGAATTTCTGTGGTTACTGTGTTATTGCTAACATCCACTACTAAATTCTCATTATTAGTAATGACTGTTTCTATGTCCCCTATTAGGTTTTCTAGCTTTTCGGCTGAGTCTTCACCGTAGGTATACAACTTAAGGGATACATTTAAGATACCCCAAGAAAAAGAACTGGGGAGGTACTCTCGTGTTTCCATGCCAGGCACAACACACACAAACGGAAAGTCTCGGACTTCATCCCAGAATTTTAGCTTGCTAATGACGTTTTTTGTATATAAGTTGGACTTATATGGGCTAACACCATTTATTACTTGTAAAGCCTTGGTAAGGGCTTTAGCTACTGCTATACGTCTACTCATGTTTTTACCTCTATAATTTTTTCTTACTATAGCTTGCAACTAGTATACTATATAGGAAATAAATTCTCAACTAAGTTTTTACTAGATAAATTG